GTTTTATGGGACTACACCTGTTACACAACGGGCTGCTGCTATCCAGGCAGCGTCTGTTGTGTCGGTGGCATCTTATATCTCTGTGTCCACAAATTTGGCGGCTTGGGCCGCTGAAGTCAACGCTACTCTCACCGGCCTCGGCCTGTGGAAGGGCGGAGCTTAATTTTTCTAAAGGATATTTATCATGGCACTTCCAAAAATTGGTGATGGCGAACAAGTCGGTGATGGCAATACCGGTGAAGTTCTGAATGTTGGCCGTACTGGTCAATCTTTGCAAATCGGTGGCTCCGCAGCCACTACGATTGGTTTCTATGGCGCTACGCCAGTTGTGCAACGCGCAACTGCTACAACGCACACGACTACCAACGTGGTGACCAGCGCCAGCTACGGTACGTTGCAAGTGGCTCAAATGCAAGAAGTGATGAACACTCTTGCCGGTTTGGGTCTTTGGGCGTCTTAATGAGCCGAGGTTCGCTCTTGCACGTTGGATGCGGGAGCGAATCTATCCCTGCGTTCATGTCCGGCTTTGTGGAAACAAGGCTGGACATTGACGCTTCAAAAAACCCCGATATTGTTGCGTCCATGCTAGACATGGGCGACATTGGCGAATACGACAGCATTTATTGTTGTCATGCGCTAGAACATCTTTACCCGTTTGAAGTAAAGATTGCGCTCCAAGAATTTAAGCGGTGTCTCAAGCCAGGCGGCTATGCGGTTGTATTTGTGCCTGACTTAGAAGGTGTTCATGCAACCGAAGAAGTGTTGATTGAAGCACCGTGCGGCCCAATTAGCGGCTTAGACATGATCTACGGATACGCCAAAGCATTGCGCGAAGGCAATCTTTTTATGGCCCACAAATGTGGGTTTGTGGCCGATACGCTCAAAACAGCATTTGAAGATATTGGCTTTTCTAAAGTTGAATCCAAGCGGTTGACCAACTACAACCTTATGGCAGTGGCGGTTAAATGAAAGTTGTCTTTTGTCTTCCTACAGTCAAGCGCCCATTTCAGCAATGCTTGGACGCCATTGAAGCGTCCATACCGCTGATAAAAGCGGCGGGTTGGGAAGAAGGTTTAGTCAATGAAGTTGGCAATCCTTACATCTCAGCAGCCCGCGCGGCCATGCTTAGAAAAGCCTTGGACGCCAAAGCAGATGTCATTGTATTTATTGATCATGATGTGTCGTGGTCGCCCAAAGACTTGTTAACCTTGATTGAGACTCCCGGCGATGTTGTTGCGGGCCTGTACCGGTTTAAGAAAGATGAAGAACACTACATGGGCGTTTTGCAGGACGGCGAGAACTTTATGCCCGTCTGTAGACCTGATGGATGTATTCAAGCCACCAAAGTACCCGCAGGCTTTTTAAAAGTCACCAAGGAAGCCATAGGGCGTTTCATGGATGCGTATCCGCATCTTTGCTACGGCCCCAAATACAATTTGTCCGTTGATCTGTTCAACCACGGCGCTCACAAGGGCGCTTGGTGGGGCGAAGATTACGCTTTTAGCCGCAATTGGATTGATGCTGGCGGCGATATTTGGGTCGTGCCAAATTTGGATTTGACGCATCACAGCACTGAAACCGCGTACCCCGGCAACTACCATAATTTTCTACGTCAACAACCTGGAGGCGACTTATGGTCATCTACCTAAAACACCCCATCCACGGCAGAAAAGTGGCCACAATGGATCTTGAAGCAGACGCTGACGAGAAAAACGGCTGGGTGCGATATACTGAGGATACGCCTGACTTTGAATTGGCGGCTCCTGTAAACGTCCTGGAAGTAAAGCGGCGTAGAAAAGTGGAACTAGAAGGAGTCTAGCTATGACAACGTATACAGCGGGTGACCAGATCAATCGGGCGCTGCGACTGCTTGGCGTTTTAGCTGAAGGCGAGACTCCATCCGCGTCAGTGTCGCAAGACGCGCTGACCGCAATGAATCAGATGATTGATTCATGGAACACTGAACGATTGTCGGTGTTTAGCACCATTGACCAAGTGTTTACGTGGCCCGCTGGCTTTATCAATCGTACGCTTGGCCCAACGGGTGATTTTTCTGGGGTTCGTCCCATTCTGTTGGATGACGCAACCTACTACCGCGACCCAGGCACCAATGTCAGCTTTGGCATCAAGATGATTAACCAGCAGCAGTACGATGGTATTGCTGTTAAGACGGTTACATCCACATACCCGCAAGTGCTGTTTATCAACATGACGTATCCCGATGTGGATATGTACATTTACCCCAAGCCCACGCGGGACTTGGAATGGCATTTTATTAGCGTTGAGGAACTTACCCAGCCTGCCAATTTGGCGACTGTGCTAGCGTTCCCTCCAGGTTATTTGCGGGCGTTTACTTACAACTTGGCAATGGAAATCGCGCCTGAGTTTGGTGTTGAACCCAGCCCACAGGTGCAACGCATTGCCATGACCAGCAAGCGCAATCTGAAGCGCATCAACAACCCAGATGATGTGATGTCAATGCCCTACGCCATTGTGGCTACCCGCCAGCGGTTCAACATCTACGCAGGAAACTACTGATGCAAACCCCGATACTCGGCGCGTCCTACGTCGCCCGCAGTATCAATGCTGCGGACAATCGGATGGTTAACTTGTTTCCGGAGACAACACCGGACAACGGACAGACCGCCGCTTTCCTAAACCGCGCCCCTGGCCTCAACTTCTTGCAAGCAGTGGGCACAGGCCCAATCCGCGCTTTGTGGGCGCACCAGACCAATGGCAGCGACTTTTATGTTGTGTCAGGCAACGAAGTCTATAAGCTGACCGGCCTGACGGCCACGCCAACATTGCTGGGCACTGTTTCTGGTTCGGGGCCAGTATCCATTGCGGACAATGGCACGCAGATTTTCTTTGCTTGCAATCCCGACGGGTACATCTACAACGAAACTACCAACGTGTTTGCGCAAATCACAGACCCAGATTTTGCTGGCGCTGTGACGGTGGCCTATCTTGACGGGTACTTTGTTTTTAACCAACCCAACAGCCAGATCATCTGGGTTTCGCAATTGTTGGACGGGTCTTCAGTTGACCCGTTGGACTTTGCATCCGCTGAAGGCTCACCTGACGGCGTGGTGGGGCTTATTGCGGATCACCGTGAACTATGGGTGTTTGGCACTGACTCTGTGGAAGTCTGGTACGACTCGGGCGCTGCTGACTTTCCTTTGCAGCGCATTCAAGGCGCGTTTAATGAGATTGGCTGCGTGTCTGCGTACACTATTGCTAAGATGGATAACGGCCTGTTTTGGCTAGGTACAGATGCTCGAGGACAAGGCATTGTCTATCGCGCTAACGGCTACACCGGCCAGCGCATCTCTACGCACGCTATTGAGTACGCAATTGCTCAATACGGCAACATTTCAGACGCTATTGCTTACACTTACCAGCAAGAAGGCCATGCTTTCTATGTGTTGACATTTCCATCGGGTAATGCCACTTGGGTGTATGACGTAGCGACGCAAGCTTGGCATGAACGCGCTGGGTGGGACGCTGGCGAGTTCACCCGCCACCGCAGCAACTGCCAATGCAACTTTGGCGGCAACATTATTGTGGGTGACTATGAAAATGGCAACATCTACACATTAGACCTTGATGTATATGCTGATAACGGCGATGTACAGAAGTGGTTGCGCTCATGGCGTGCGTTGCCATCAGGCACAAACAATCTTAAGCGCACCGCGCATCACAGCTTGCAGCTAGATGTTGAGTCTGGCACTGGGCTAAATGTTGGGCAAGGCTCTGACCCTCAAGTGATGTTGCGCTGGTCGGATGACGGCGGCCACACTTGGAGCAACGAGCATTGGGCCGGTATGGGCAAGATTGGCGAATATTACAAGCGCGTTTTTTGGCGGCGGTTGGGGATGACGCTCAAGCTGCGCGATAGGGTTTACGAGGTGTCGGGCACTGATCCGGTCAAGATAGCCATCATGGGTGCTGAACTGATACTTAGCCCGACCAATGCCTAACTATGGCGACAAACCTAAACGCCACTCAAATTACACCTCCGCGTGTTCCGCTTACTGACGAGCGAACAGGGGCGGTATCGCGTGAGTGGTACAGGTGGTTTTATAGCTTGTATGACCTAGTTGGATCTGGCACTGGCGTTATCCCTGTTACTAGCGGTGGCACAGGTCTGTCCACTATCCCAACCAATGGGCAGTTGCTAATTGGCAATGGCACAGGGTATACCCTTAACACCTTAACGCCTAGCAGTGGCATTACAGTTACCAATGCAGCGGGAATTATCACAATCGCCAATTCTGGCGTATTGTCTTTTTCTGGCGGCACTACTGGCTTAACGCCAGCAACGGCCACCACAGGCGCTGTAACGCTTGCAGGCACCTTGGGTATTGCCAATGGTGGAACAAACGGTTCTGCGACCCCTACGGCCTACGGTGTAGCTTATGGAACGGGTACGGCGTATGCGTTTACGGCTGCGGGTACCACAG